GTGATCTAATAGTGTACCTATTCCATTACCTATAGTGTTCTGTACGGTCGGTACATGAGCGAAATCTAAAGTTGAAGCTATGTATCCTAATGGATTTACCGCAGATGTTGTTGACCAGAATGTAGATGATATCTCAAGCTTTCCGGGACTACCTGTACCGTTCCTAGTTACCATTCTAGACTCTGGCAATAGGTTTCTAAAGTTTCTTCTTCTTATAGAATTTCTTGGTAAGGATAGGTAAGTGCTTCCTCCCGATGCGAACAGGGTATCATTTATGTTGTCTACCTCAGTCCTCTTGAAACGGTTGGTGCCCATGTCAACCGCGCAGACTGCGTAGCCTGCTACATGAGAAGATCCCTCATACAAGCTAGTAAATCTAGCGTTTACTCCATAACAGGGATTGTCTTGAATACCTGAAGCTGAGTCTGTAGTAGCGGATACGGTAAGCAGAATGTCTGGTATTGCGTGGGCAGGTGCTACCTCATTAACAACACTTCTTAGTTTTCTAATTCCGTAAGATCCGTCAGAGTTTAGCTTTCTTGATGAGAAATCAAATGAGCTTGCAGCAAGAGAAATTAGGAAGTGAGAAGATTTACCGTTCCAAAGAGTTAGCAGGCTAACTTGATCAATCTCTCTGTTACCTGTTGCAGCCTTTACTACCTCCTCATAGTTTGGAGCGTACTTGCGCTCCTTTGTGAAAACTACAAAGTTATTAATAACAGATGCGATGTCCGTATTGAAGTTTGTGTTTTCGGTTATGAATGTTGTAACTTGTTCCGCAAACTCAGTAGGTACTCCGTAGCACTTTAGGTAATACTCAATCCTCTCTAGCATTACAGGAGTAATCTGAGCTTGAGAGTAGAACTGTCTCTTTTCGTATGGAGGAATATAGTTCACTCCTCCACGATAGCGATACACATAATCAGGATGATACCAAAGTCTAAGATCTTTTGAGTCTTCCTTATGGCGAGATCCTGTCATATATTTGTATGACCCGCTCCCGTCTGGGTGAAGGTGATAAGGTCCAAACCATACCTCGTAGTCTTCTGGGCGAACCTCCACTCTCCTACCGTCTCTCCCAAATACCTCTCTGTTGGTTGGTAATACTGTAAGCTTTGGGGTTGGATAAGGCTTGTTTCCTAAGAAGAATGAATCAGGGAACTCTAGCATTAGATCAAATATAATCTTGTCTACTAGGAGTTTTATATTCTCTTCCAGACTTTCGTTTGAATACTTAGTTACGCCAAACTGTTTAGCAATCTCTGGGGTGTATGTTTTAGAATCCTTTAATGCCTCGGACTTTGTGGCAAGTGTGTAGAAAATCATATCAGGAAGATACGATTCCCAAAGCTCAAATATTTTCTCTCCGTCAACAACATTAAATACGCCTTGAGAAAATATTAGATCTAGAAGTGTTTGTATGGAAGATTTTGTTCCCTTCTTCTTATAAACCTCTACTGCGTTACGAAGCTGCACTCTCCATTTATCAGGATCAGCACCTATCAGTCTCCATCCAATTAGTTCTGCGAGGAGTTCTAAATATTGGTCAGGACATTTTCCTAGATCGTACAATATAGAAAGCTCGTTATCCTCTGTAATTCTGTCAGCTATACTAAACGACATAGCTTGGAAGAATTTTACAAGAGGTCCGTCCGCCTCTTCTTCATCAATTATACCTCCACCGTTAAAGTAAGTAGTAAAGGTGTCTCTAACTTTATGGTCTGATGAATCTAAGAAGTGAGGAGAGTATACAACTTCGTTTAAGGTTTTTAGACGATCAAGTAACTGAGTACCGCTGGTGTAGGTTGAATTCTCTATACTTATTGAAGATACATATTCTGTTGGGATTATGTTATCTGATACTGCAAAAGTTGCTTGGTGCCTCCACAAATACTCTTGGAATATGTTTATGCAATCAACAAACTCTATAGGTCTTCCTCTCCAAAGGTTTGTTGCTACGAGTTCTGCTACAGCGTTCGATGGATCATATACTCCCGCTGCTGGGCCTTCGCGGTTTAGAAAATAAAGCCATCCTAAATTATCAATAAGGTACTTATGGGTTCCACTACTGTCTGAAGCATACACTCCTGATGTTCTAGTATTATCAATAAGGCTTGTAGGAGTTCCAGTTGTAGGTACAGGGAATTTAGCTAGTTGTACTTTTATCCCAGTAAGGAAGGTTGCACTAGAATCATAGTCTTTGTAATACACTCCAAGAGGAGCTAAAATGTTTCTTTCAAAATCATCAGGAGTGATAATATTAGGAACGGTTTGCTTGTAAAAGAATCTAGAAAAACCTTCAGGAGTATCTACAGACGATAGGCTCGCATCTCCCGCGAGAGCAGATACGGGAAGGATTGTGGTGATGTTTTTTACTGCAAGAATGTGTGAGTTTATGATTTGGTTTGGATAGCTAACATGCTTCCCTGTCAAAGCTATTTCATCGTTGAAATATACTTCAGGGATTATCTTTTTAAGAGCGTCTATGTAGTTTCTTTTAAAGTATTTCTGACCAGATTCGTAGTTTTCAAACGATCTACCTGTAGACACAACAGATACAATATTGCTCTTTGTCTGTCCTAGATCGTCAATTTGGCTAGATTTTGTATATCTTCTGGTCATTAGACTAATACCGTTTTGATCATGAAGTTATTAAGTTGAATAATTTCATTAAAGTCTACATCAATAATTGGGTCAGTATTATCGACTGTAGCGAATCTAACATTCGGTAGCTTGAATATTTCCTTGCTGAGGTCAGCGGCTACAAAGGGTCTTCCGAAGTCGGTGTTATCGACATCAAAGTAGTTTAGAATTACATCTCCAACTTCTTGCTCGATCTCTCCCTTGATGTCCTGTATCTCTTTATCTACTCTAACTGTAATTATTAAATCAAGAGTTCTGATTAGACCATCAACGACAACCACCTCATCAGTGATCATCTTCTTCTCGTTTATCTCTTCTAGTAATTGTTTCTTAAAGGTGATTGATGCTTTTTGTAATTTAGTTTGAGAAGCTCGCTCAAGGGTGTATACATCTATTACATTTGCAGAACTGTAGGCATCTCGAACAACTGCTGTTGTTTTGCCTAGAGTGCCTTGTCTAGATCTGAATGAGTTACCAAATGCGATGTAATCTTCAAGAGTTACTATTCTGTCCTGTCTCCTGAAGTTTAGAGGAGCATACTTCTTGGCGTGTTCAGCCGTCTCTGCCTCTGCTCCCCCTGTAATAGGTGTGCGGTTTTCTACAGTAAACTTTAAAGTTCCTCCATCGTCAGTATTGGCTGTGAGCGAAACATTGATTGCTTCAGAGGGTAGATTACCTCTACTTCCTCCACCGACACGATATGCTACAGTAAATTGAGCATTAGGAGGAGGTGCAAGTCCTACAAAGTTATCTCCAAATATTATTGTAGCTGCATAATCATCATCGTATGCAACTTGAAAAACTTTGTCCGCGGCACCCGATGCTGAATAAAGCCTTTCAACTTGTTCGTATATCCCTGTCGCGGGATCGCCTACACCAGCATCAACATACACTTGGACGCTTCCATCAACGATTGGAGAGTCAGTCAGGGTGATTGTTTTGTTGCCCTCAGTGGCGTCGAAGGTGCCATTCTGAGTGACCAAGGCACCTTCTATAAGTGCTAGATTAGTAAACAAGGAACTAGCTGCATTGTCAGCTTCAGATCCTTCTAATACGATGGTAGCTTCTAGTGAGTCTAAATCTTTAATTAGATTGTTCTCTACCTTGTATAGCGTATAGTTTACTGGAGCACCATCTTCTTTTGAGATTACTGAGAATACTCTAGAGTTTGGTTGAAATGTTATTGGGAAGTTCGATGTGATGGGGTTTGAGGTTGCCTCTAATCTTGCCCCACCTATGGCTGCTAAAGGACCACGAAGGTCAATACCTATAAGCTCCAAAAGCTTCTTAAGGTTGTTTCTAGTCTTAACGGTTCTAAGATAGTTCTCATTTGCAAGCATATCTGCCTTTAGAGAGGAGACTGATCCCATGTAGGCAACTAACTCAATAAGCATCATACCTAAATCAGACTCCGCAAAGTTTTGATAATCATTAGGGTAGACCGCTTTTACATAATTAATTAGATCTTGTCTAATGGTATAGAAATCGTTACCAGCGAAGTTAATATATTGCTGTTTCTTCCTGTCTGGGATGACAGCAAGTTTCATGAAATCTGAATCTGTTGTTCCTGAGAATGACATTATTTAACCTCTACGCTGGCCTCAAAAGTATCTAGGGAAGAATCTAATAATTGTATTGTTAGAGCTATTTTTATTGCGTGATCGTTGTTATCCGCACCCCCAACTACGCTTATTTTTAGTAGCCTTCCTAAAGGGAAGTAGTCCTCTAAAGACTGGGTGATCTCCTGCCTAATCATAATGAAGGTTGTCTCGTCCATAGGCTCGAATAGGTACTTTCTGAGACTCACTCCGAAGTTAGGAAGCATGACCCTCTCTCCACGCTCTGTCAGCAACAACTGCCTTAAGTTATTCCTAATTAAGCTGATCCCGTAAGACTTGGAGAAGTAGCTAGGCGATCTGCTGGCTTGCAAGTAGTCGTCTGTGGCTATAGAATTTAGTGAGGCGGGTACGGGGTAAGCCAACCCAGACTTCTTACGGTACTGAGATTTAACCGCCTTCTGTACAGAGATAGATACATCACGCCCGTATTTGTTAAATGTTGTAGTAGTAGCCATCAGATTCTAATGTTTTCAAAGAAGCCTCTTTGGGCTTTATAGTTCTGTTCAACCTCAGTCTGAGTTAGAGGTCTGTTATAAAATTTGACACTTCCAACATATCCGTGTAGGCCGCTTTTTTTGCCGCCCCACTCTCCACCCATGAAGTTCATTCCGACATTTGTTCCGGCCTGA